ACTACTTAATAACTCCTCTAACTGTTTACAAACTGCGTTTATCTTTTCATTTACTCTACTACAATCCTGAATATATGCTGTGGCTTTACTTAATACATCTTTCACACAAGATATAGGCCAAGAATTTTGCTCAGTAACCCAACCAGTAGTATTCCATTCGTAGGTTGCTGTGCCGACAGGATGAAATCTATTAGAGCTCATAAAAGGTCTTAAATTTAATAGTCCTTCTAATTCTTTCCAAGTGTAAAGATTCTTTTTAGCTTTACCAAAATGAGGCACTAATGATTTAATTTTATCTTCAAACATAATTATTTGGAATAAACGCTTGACAAGTCTAAAAAAAGAGTGTATAATCGCATATGTAGATGCGGTGAGAGACCATAAAGCCTAAAGCTAACCTAGTGAACAGTTACGCCTTTATCTAGTAGTTGAAATTCGGGTTCGTCATCTTCAGGTCCAATTTGCATATCCATATCTTCTGCAATATCTAATATTCTATCTATATCTTCAGCACTCAAAGCCGGTCTGATTTTAGCATCAGTCTTTTGTATTTTATCTAATACAACTTCATAGTAATGTGCTAAATCAACAGATGATAAAGTTATCACCAACACTTTGTCTTTTGCAATAACAAACTCTACCTCATCAGTAAATTGTATCCACTTTGTTAAAGTCGTATCTTCTTTTAGGCCTTGGTCTGTCATACGAGGCGTTGTAATTAGTTCTAATGGATTTACAATTCGCATATGATTATCATCAACAGATATAGTTCCCATTAATAGAGTTCCATCCATTAACTTTACTAGTCTGTAATCAGTTGGGTGTGTTGGTTCATTTATTGTTTGCATACTTATATTTATCAGTCCTTTAACTCTATGCTGTGCATTTCGTAATCAAATTCTTCTTCTGTATAGATGTTTATTCTCTCTTGAAAGTGTTTTAAAGTAAAGTTTTCTTTTGACTTCCATGTCATATCGTCTGCAATATCATACAATGTAGCATCAACTTTGTTCTCACCGAGTCTTAGACCACGACCAATCGATTGTAGATTTCGTACTCTGCTTTTAGACGGACTTGCAAATATGATATTATGTAGATTCTTAATATTAACACCAGTAGAGAATGTGCCATAACTTGCAACAATGATAGCATCTTTTTCTTTTTCAACAATGCCTCGAATTGCTTCTCTCTCATCAGCCTCAACACCACCAAAAATATAAAAGACTTTTCTATCATCAGCTGCCTTGTCTTTGATTATTTGATGTAGATTCTTGCCATGTTTCTCTACAAGTTGAAACAATACAAGTGTGTTGCCTTCTAGTTTCAACGCAAGATTACGAATGAAGTTTTGCCTTGACCGACTACTTACTAGATAGTCAATCTCATCCTGATACTTGCCTTTTGAAATCATTTGACAATGCTCTGGTATATGTTTCAGAATCAGACAACGAACAGTCAAATTAGATAGTTGTTTTTTGTCCATCAGTTTCTTTGTTGATGTAACTTTATTGACGGCACCAAACAAACCCTCTAACACAAGTTTATGTGTCTGAGCACCATCGAGTGTTCCTGTTAGTCCGATTCGATATTTGCAGTCTGTCAGTTTAGACATAATCTCAGTCAATGACTTTGATTTAAACAGATGTGCCTCATCACCAAACACAACGCCAAACTGGTCGAAGTATGCCTTTGGCAATCGAAACAAACTTTGCCATGTTGATATTAATACTTTCTTGTCTGTAACATTTGAATACCCACTATACAATCTATGACAATACTTTTCTACATTCCAACCATACTCTTGAAAGTCAGAATACATTTGTTCTACTAATGATGTAGTTGGCACAATGAGAAGTATTCGATTGTTTGTGTCGTCTTTGATTAGATGTGTGTAGTATCGAATAAGTGAATAGATAATAAATGATTTACCACTAGCAGTCGGACTTAGAAGTAATGCACGATTGAATTTTAGACTATGGTAAATAGCATCGACCTGATAATCTCTTGCTTCAAACTTCTGGCCGAGGCTGTTAGAAAACTTTTCAACAAGTTCTCTATCTACCTTGTTGTCTATCTCAACATCTTTGCCACAAACGATATTGTATCCTCTTTCTTCTGCGAAAGATTTAATGTATGGAAACAAACCAAAATAGATTTCTTTTGTCTTTTGTGAAAACATTCGTATCTTTCCATCCCACATACGATTACGAAACGCTGGCATAAACTTGTAGCCAGGTACATAAAATGTGAAAAACTCAGATAACTCTCGTTGAACACTTGGCTCAGTATCAACCGTTAGATATACCTCGTCTTTCTTTTCTATAATTAAAGTATCCATGTCATAACACTAAATCGCTTCCCTTTTGTAACTTTTTTGACTTCGTGTGGGTACATAAAGTTTGATGGAAAAACAACAGCAGAACCTTGTTCCTTTTTTAAAGGCTCACCACATATAACAAACTCACCGCCTTCATAGTCATCATTTAAAAAGATTAAAGATGTAAGATGTGGATATCCTTGTTTCTGCCCATGACTTTGGTGTATATTATCAATGTGTTGATTCATAAATCCGCCTTCTCTATAGAAATTTAATCTAAAGTTAGTGCATGTCAAGGAATAATTTAGAGTTTCATGAATGCTTTTGTAGTCATCTATACAATATGCAAAAGACTTTTTAATATCTTCAAAGTATGGCATTTGATTATCAACCCAAAGTTCATTCATTGCGACTTGTGAAGTGCCTGTATCTTTTTTGCCATCATAAAATGTAGACTTATGCCACATTGCTGTTTTTTCGTAACTAGTTGTTATTGCTTCACAAGTTTTTTTATCCATGACATTTGGATATAAAAAGATGTAATCAGAAACTTGCTGACTGGAATTCATGATGTTCTCCTACTTGTCCTATTACTTGAATATTCCACGCTATACTTATGCGATTATATTTAGATTTGTTCTGTTGAACCCAATGTGGCAACCATGACGGAAAAATTAGTGCTCTATTTGCTGTAGAGTCATAGCCCAACATACTTGAATTATTTACTGTTGTTTCTTTCTTTCTAGGCACAATTACATCTGCGGCTGGTCGAGGGTCGTGAAATTGTATGCCAGCGCCTTTGTCAGAATGTAAATACCACACCCCACTTAAAAAATTATTTGAGTGTGTATGAGCAGGATGATGTTCTCCACTTTTCAATACATTTGCCCACATATCAGTTATTATGACATCTTCGACATCATATTTTAATTCATTCAATATCTCTTTACTGGTTGATATAACTAATTCTGAAAATTCTTTAAACTCTTTTTTCTTGTGTAAATCAGCTGAGTTCGTTTGCCAATTTGAATCATAACCTCTATTCACCCACAAATCAGAAATATATTTTTTCATTGTTGTCATATCAGACTTATAAAAGTCATTTATTAAAAATAAATGTGTTGGAAATATCTTATGATGTTCCATTATTTTCTCCTATACTTCATAATTAGAATTCCAGGCAATGATTGTCTTTCTTCCAGGCCCATTGGGTTTTGAGCGGTGTTTCATCCATGAAGAACAAGTCATTACATCACCTTCTGTTGCTTGAATTTTACAGAGTTTGCCATCAGCACCAACAACCTCAGTAGCATACTCTGCATCAGGCAACTCCAAATAATAACAGTTAGTAAATTGACAACCTGGGTGGTTGTGCCAATCGTGTTCTCCGCCTTCTTCATATTGATTAAACCATATCTTTGTTATGCCCATTCGATAATCTCTTATGAGATATTCGGGTGTCAGAAATCCAAGAGATTCTGCAATACCTTCCATAATTGGGTCCAATAAATCATAGAATTCGTCCAGATACTCTCGAGCTACATCTGCTGGTAAATCCCAATCTGAATACACACCTGGCATAAGTGGTGTGTCCGAAACATCTTTAAGTAGTTCAATTTTAGACAACAGAGAAGCCTTGTGCTTTTCGTGTTCTTCTATTCTATTAACAAGTATCATTATAATGCACCGCTCGTAAATCTTGCCCAATCAATTGCATTTTTAATCACAAAGTTTCGACTGTTGATACTTCTCAATAGTTGTTCAAGGTAGTTTACTACTTGTTTTAAATACGCTTCTTTCTGGTCGGCTTTCTGTAGTTCTTCATCTGAGTCCATATAGATATGAACATCTGCCTTGAGTATTTTCAAGTCAAATGGCTTCTCTTTATAAACTGATGGGTCTGATTTACCTGTATAATATTCCCACTTCTGTCGTTTAAGAACTCGATGGTCGTACTCAGCCTTCTTTAGAAGTAAAGAAAACTTATTGAAGTGTTGTAGATATTTGTTGTGAAGTATTGGTATGTTTATTGATTCTGTGCCTAAGTCAGTATCGTCTATTTTTAAATCTCTGTTAGCTGATTCTTGTAGTTCTTCTAGTGTCATAATTTATTCGCCTTTATAGTGAGTATTAAACCCAAACGAAACCCTATCTTCGGTTAGGTTGTAATTTGAGTCTACACGGTGCTTCAACCAAGATGGAAATAGATAAAGTCTGTTTTGATAAACAGGCATGTTCCATGTTACAGCATCATATGGAGTTCTGTCTGATTTAAGTTTTCTTTTAAAATCCCAGTATTCTAATAAATCTGCTACTGGGTGTTCAAAAACTATTTGACCACAATAATCTGGAGTCTTTACATAATATACACCGGATATTGAGCAGTTATGGTGCATATGCATTAGGTTGGAATCTTTGTAACGGTTTATATTAAACCATATATTAGCTAAACTTTGCTCGCTACTATTCACAACTTCACTAGCAAAAGTGTTTGTGTTTAATTTTATTTGTTCGATTAGTGGTTGTAGAGCAGACTCGTTCCAATCTAAGTCCTCTGATTGATATCCGCCCAGATTACTTATAACCCTACCCTGTTCGGTTTTTTGATATTCATTGCAGTAATTATATAGTTTTTGATTATCGATATCTAAGTCAATTTCATATACTGGAACTTTAAAGATATCATGTACCAATGCATTTTTCATTATATATTCATCATGTGTTGTTATATTATATTTATACGCC